ACCAGTACCTACTTCCAGTTCCGTTGAGTGACCAACTAAGTCCACGCATAGCTCCTGCCTGTTCACTGCGAATATGTGCTTGGTCTTCGTTGGCGTATATAATGTAAAATGGATCGGTCATGATTATTTTTTAGAAAATGTTATGGAAGTCATTCAGATGTTTTTCAATTGCAGCTTGATTGGAGTGCTGATCTGAATCAAAGAATATAATTTCAGAAAACTTAAAGTCTTCTAGGTTCCAAGCATGGGTAGTACCGAATGTGTTTCCTATGTTAACTTCAGGCCAACTCGTGGTTCGAGCCGACCTGTGATAAACAAGTTTTCGACCATTCAAAGCTGTATGCACATCATGCTCTGTCGATAGTGATACAGCACTGCCATTAACTTCTAATATTGGTGAGCCATAGACCCCTCTAACTACATCAACTCCACTTGAATCATCAAGAGCAACCCAACCATAATAAGTTCCATTGTTACTTGAAGGGTAGATATACTGGTTGTCATTGGCTTCTTGAACAAAGAATGCGTCAAGAGGATCAATTCCAGTAAGCCCTTGAAATACTAAGTTTCTTTGAGGACTTCCTGCAACAAACTCAATAGCAGGACTACTTCCAGATCTTACAAGCAACCCTGCATTATACAGAAGTGGTTGATGAGAAGTATTAGACTGAATAGCATCTTCCCCTCCTGTCTGGTTGTATAGCACGACAATTCCTGCGTTTCCGTCTCTTGCTGTGCCACTGGTCTTTTGGTACTTCTTTAACGTTGCTCCTGTATTGAACTGCGCTCCCCATATTAATAAGCCATCAGTTCCATTTCCTGCAAGACTCACATCATAATTACTATTAGAAGGGACTATGCTTATACTGGACATTGTAGTGGTCATTGTGTGGGAAAAATGCACCCTAAACCAACCATTCCCCACGTTTTCGATTCCAGATCCACCATTGCCATTAAAGGAATCAATCTGACCTGTTTGAAGGTCAACATTCAGTTTACGAGAAGCTGTGTCATTTAAGAAAAATACTAAATATCTAGCCCCTGCGTCTTTGACATACAAGCTTGCTGTGTAGGTGTTGCTGGCTGTGGCTGTGGGTGTCGTAGAAGGACGTAATAACTTTAATTCATTGCCACTATCGTTGACTATCTTAACCGCAGTGTTTCCCCCAAGAGGGTCTGTACCTGCGTTCAATGTAGGCGCAGGGTTTAGATTGGCATGCCAAGCCCAACCAGAAGTAAACTCTGAATGAGTAAACAAATTCTCACCGCCAACAAAGTCATCAAGTGTACTTTCGACAAATGTTAGTCCATCGTTACTCACCACTGGGGTGCTTATGTATTCGGAAGGGATTGGATCGAATTCTAGGAGACTTACGTTGTCGATTGTAAAAGAATAATCTCCTACTCCTGTGTCTCTTTCAAAACAAATTTCGTCTGAACCTGATGTAGCTATGAATGTTTTAGTAATTACTTGATCAGTTCCATCTAATGTTACTGTTCCAGTGCTTGCAGTGAGTCCTCCATTGTTACCTGCGTCATCTCGCACTCTAATTACTTTTCCACTTGTTCCGTTTACTGTAAAAGTAACCTTATAGGAGGCTCCTGCTTTATAGGTAAGAAGTTGGGCTGCTTTTGTATACGCCCCACCTACAACTGACATATTCAACTTGCCACCTGAAATAGTAACACCAGATGTTTTTGTCCAATCACTGTCAGTATCAAAGTCTCCATTAGTTACCTTCTCAGTTCCAGTGGACTCGTAAGTGACTGTTTCCTCAAGCATGGTTCCGAACGCATAGACTGTGCCGTCAGAAGTACCATTTCTGTCAGGCTGTATTTGAAACTGCTGTGTTCCGTCATTATTAAGAGAAGTTCCAGTAAAGCTAATGCGATACCACCCATCAGTTCCGATAGCTTCGTAATTTATATTTGAGGCTCCTATATTTGAAGATGTACTCGGAACCCCTGACGAACTCCACGCAATTTCAATGCTAATCCAATGAGGATAAGTGTTGGAATCGTAAAGTCCGAACTTTGTTAACGTACTGGTTCCCTTTTTTAAATAGCACGAAGGAGTGTACTGCGTACCTGTAGCTACTCCTGAGACATTAATAAATTTACCTGCCCAAGCGTTGGTTGTATCCCCTTCAATTTCCCAAGCGTTATTACCGCCAAAAGGGTCAGTTATCGTTGAACTAAGAGTAGCTGAACCTCCTCCATTATCAGTCCACTGACTAAAGTCCTCAGAGTAACTCAACAAATTCTGTGATGTATTCCTTACGCCCGAAGACTCACTCACTCGATTACTAGCATCAAAGAAAACCTGTGCCTCGGTGTTGTCGCTTGAGCGTCTTATTCTTGCAGCATACGGAGACACGTTGCCGAGCTTACGAAGAGAAAAGGCTGCTACTGGTGCTTGCTTGATAGCTTCTTTAACGGATACGTTGTCTATTGATCCTACAAAAGCTGCTGTTGCTTCAAAGTAAGCCGTACCTGTGTGCAACGCTGTGTAAGTGTATGTATGTGTTCCTACTGCTAATGCAGAAGAGAAAATATTTTGCGCACCATTGACCCAGAATTTAATTTCCTCCCCATTAGTAGAAACAACATCAAAACTAAGAGTGTATTTTTTCCCTACAGTATGAACACTAGATTGAATCAATCCTGAGTTAGCGTTTTGACTTCCGTCACTTGCAGCAACGCCATTAGCAATAGACCACCCAGTTCCCTTACTCCAATTTGTGTCAGTATCAAAGTCTCCATTAGTTACCAACTCAGTGTTACTCAAAGTCAGCTTAAACTTCTCAAGAAATAGTTCCTCAAGTTCTGCACCTGTTAGCGGTCTTGTTAGTTCCGCAGTAAGAGGTGTTGTCAAATTGGACGACGGCTTGCTAGCTGAAGTACTGCTACTGCTACTTGAAGAAGAAGAAGAGGAAGACGATGAATAACTCATTGAAAAATTTTATGATTAGTCGATTGGGGCAATGTCTACGTAAAGATTTTGCATACGTGCTGAAGCAGCCGTTCTGTTACTTACTACTAACTGGATTTCCGTTTGGGAAGTTGTGAAAATACATCCCCCTGCTGCTGTAAGCACTGCATCAGGCCCAATGGTTACAAATGCATCCCCTACTCTGTGTTGTAGAGTTAGTGTAGTTCCTACGGTGAAGTCTCCCGAGGCTAAGAAGGAATAGGTTCCACCCTTAATAGGGTTTATCTTCGGGCTACTAGTTCCCGAGTTGTACGTACCGTTTCCGTTAGTGTCACCCGTTCCTAATAAGTTTATAGTTGTGCTTGTTATCATCGCTTTTCTCTACTGCTGTTATTAATAAGTGTTTGTATTAGCTCCAGACCCCGACTTTGCAGTGGATACCGAGGGTCGTCGAATTGTAAGAGAACTGTTTCCTGTGCGCTTCTTTGCTCTTCTGTTTTTGTCGGCTTTGTTTTCTACCACTTCCGCAACCTCACTGGGTTCTTGTATTGGTGGGACTATTGGGGGTGGCGGTGGAGCCTGTATTTTTGGACGTGATAAGCACATGGTTTTCTCTTTGTTAATTATTGTTTGTTAAAATATTTTCGTTTTGCTCCGCGTTCTTTGCGCGTAAAAAATTGACGATGTTTCGTTGACCAAAATAATAATCTATTGTTCGATATTCATCCTTTGGGCTGAACTCTTTAGGAGGGAAGATTTCATCGAGGGATCTTATCAGTTCATCGGAAACAAATGGGAATGTATTATCCATTAGTATCTTTTCTTAGATATACGAAGCTTACCTCTTTTGGGCTTCTTAGCAGTTTTCTTAGCTTCTTTAAAATTCTTAGCTGTCGGTGCCCCTTTTGAACCTACTTTTCTCATTTTTTCTCCGCTTCCTTTTTTTATTCTTTCTCGTTTTGCGTGGATGTTCGCATATAAACCTTTACGTTTCATTTGTTGTTATTACTATTTTCCTATTTTTTTAACTGCTTGTTTATGAGCTTCCCCAAAACTTACACCCTGTAACATTAACTTTCTCATAAAAGCTAAATGGTTTTTCGAGTGATGTTTTGAATGTTTTTTCATCGTCTTTTCTTGACGTAAAGTTAGCTTGGGTCTTTTCATTTCTTTTTTTTTTAATCAACATTTCCATCTGCGAAGAGCAAGCGCCTTACGAGTTGGTCTACCTTTTGAGTCTTTCATTGGGCCTTTCACCCCTGACATTCTTGCACAAAAGCTTTTCTTCCTAGAACCTCCCTTTGGTTGTGGAGCTTTAAGATTAGAACCAGTCTTTCTATTATAATAGTCTCGGCCTTTTTTAGTTAGACCACCTTTTTCTGACTTATGTTCTTTCCTAAGTGATACGCCTTTTCTTCTCATGTGAGGGATGTTGTTTATTACTTATAAGTCAATCTTTTTCTAAGGCATAAAAAAAAGCCCCCGAGGATTTCCCGAGAGCTTTCTTTTTTGTTTGTTGTTTTAAGTGTTATTTACAATTTAGCATCATAAGTTATTAGCTCATCAATTAAAGGTTGGAACTCTTCTTCAAAGCCGTCACCTCCATATTCATCTAACTGATCTGGATCGATTGTTTTATGCCCAGAAACATGATTAAAGAACCTCGGGTCTCTATCCATTAACTTTTCCAAACCGTTTTGCAATACTTCACTAGGTTTAAACATTGGTTCCGTTTCCATTAACTCCGAGTGTGTTAAGAGTTTGGCAACAGGGATATTATTTATAACTAAGTAAACACCCCAATGTCCTTCACGTTTTGCAAGCACGAGTTTAGACTCTTGCGCTTCCATCTGGATCATTATCCATTTCTCATATAGTTTCTGCAATGCAGTTTTACTTTTAGGTTTTTTGTTTGTACTCATGGCTACACCATAGCACATTGAATTTTCAGGTTTGTTAGGAAACAGGCTAAATAACTACCTAATGAAAAATCCGAGGCTACTATAATAGTATTAAAAAAAAGTTAAAAATTTATTTGACGGGGTTTTGTGTATTTACAATATCCCTTAACTCCTCGGGCAATTTACCTTCCTTTATCCACTCGTCCGTTTGATACAAACACATGGCATTCCAGATAACTGCGCTAAGGTGATCCTCTTCTTCACAACCTTCCATAAAACCCCATAGGTGTCGGTAGATTGCATCGATATATCTGCTGAAACACTGACCGCGCTCCCAGTTGCGCTCGCCATACTTGTAACTGCCTAGTTCGAACCTACGACTGACGGCCTTCAACGCTGCTATGGGCAGTTGGTTAGGACAACCTTTTCCTTCCATAGAATCCCTCACTGATCCTGTTTCAAATTCAGTACGCCCTCCGCTATCGGGTAACGGTTTTCTTTCTACTACTTCTGCTTTTGTGGTGGATTCCATAATCTTACTTCTCCTATTTTTTCGTTATATTCGTTTTTGTTTCTAAGGATGTAGGAAAGCCGAGCGTTCAAGAGAGCGTCTTCTTCTGTTTGTCCTTTTGACTCGTAAGCCTTCACGACTGTTTCCCAAGTCGCTCCATTCTTATCTAAGAGTTTGTTAGCAGTTACACTTCCAATCCCTTTAGCTCCCGAGAAACCATCAACTGTATCTCCCGACATTGATTGAGCAAGGTGATTGTAATCCGCTTCCTCTTGGGTCATAAAACTGGTTTCTTTGCTAATAAAGTTGAACCACTCGCACTCGGGCAAGGTTGCGAAATCTTTATCAGCACTTACCGCTACGTTATCTTTTGAATTAGAACAAAGTATTCCGATAACATCATCAGCTTCGAGGTTGTTCCATCGGATGCCATTGTAATTCCTGAAAGCCCACTCGGTCATAGCTTTTAATCCAAGAGGTTTTCTTTTATCTTTTCTGTTCGCTTTGTACTCGGGAAAAATATTATAACGAAAGTTTCGGGAGTCCGAAAATACGAGGTGCAACTCTTCGCATTGTGTAGCGTCCCAAACAAACTCGATCATGTCATCAATAATTACTTTCATGTCCGTCTCGGAACTATGAAGAGTCCAAATGTCGTCTTCCCACTTGGTCTCTTGCTCGGAAGCAAAAGCAGCCCGATACATTATCATATCCCCATCAACGTAACTTGTTCTTTTTTGTTTGCTCATAATTATTATTAATGTGTTTCTGCCCAGTTATTTCCTACTTTAAACTCACCATCCAAAGGGCATTTAATACCGAGTGTCTTCCCCGCTGTACCGAGAGCAGTCACGAAAGCTCTCCCTAAATCATTAGCGTGTTCCTTCTTGCAAGAGAACTGTACCTCGTCATGCACGTTGGCATGGAGTTCATAAGGATGTTTAGCGTGGTCCCGAACAAACTCAATCAACGCTTGTTTCATTACAATACTTGCTGAACTTTGTAACAGAGAGTTGAGTGCTTTATGTTTCGAGCGTATCTTTAAGATCCTTCCGTCAATCGAAATAAGGTGTCCTTGTGTATCAACAGCCTTATCAATATCAGAGGTTAACTTTTTAAATGAGGGCATCTTCTTAAGGAATGTTTGTCGTAACCTCTTTCCTTCCTTCATTCCCTTGCCGACAATCTCCCCGAGCAACTGGTTACCGCATCCATAAAGATAGGCATAGATCCAAGTCTTAGCTTCTGATCGGGTAATCCCGAGAGCATCCGCATTAACTTGATGAATGTCACCCTCGAGAATCTCCCGAACATATTTACCTGAGTCATATTTAAACAACACTGAGCCAAGCATCCTCAACTCGATGCCACTTGCATCAGCACCTACGAGAACTTTACCCTCAGGAGCTTTAAAGAGTCCTCGAGTTTCCTCACCGTACTCTGCGCGAACCGAGGGAACAGCGGATACATTTGGTTGTGAGTGAGTGCATCTTCCTGTAACAGTTCCAACTGTATTAATAGATCCATGTATACGACCCTCGGGAGTTACACAAGTAAGCCAAGCGTATCTACCATCGACCAGTTGACCTAATCTTTTTTGTACTAGGAGATACTCGAGAAGCTTCAAACTTTCCTTGGTATTTATTTTCTTGAGAACAGCTTCATTTATCTCAGGGCGTTTACCATCGTAAGCCTGAGGCTTCCAACCGTTAGCTATTAACCTCTCCGCTATTTGGTCACGGCTTCCCGCATTAAAAGGCACTTCTCTTGTTTGGTTACCTGTCTTCTCCGCAAGGTTTGCTATCGTCTGTTTAAACCCTGCTCTTTTTAGTTCTTCTTTGAGTTGCCCTTTTGTCTTAGCTGTAAAGTCGATACCCTCTACCTCAACCGTCCAACCTGCGGGTCTTTTCATTTCCACAATACTAGGCGGAAAGACTTCCTGTAGTTCTTTATCAAGCTCAATCTTTCTCACCATAAGATCCCGAGCTAGTTCCTCAGCCTTCTTCACGTTAAAAGGAAAACCATTAAGTTCTTGTAAACGGATAATCTTTGCAAACTCATGCTCCATCACGAGAGCTTTCGATGAAGTGTTGGCCTTCAACAAATGTTCATATAACGAGAAGGTAACTCGGACATCCTGATTACAATACTGTTGCATCTCGGGGCTGAAGTTTTCCCATGTCTCGGTTTCCCCGTGATCCCCTTTAAGATTACCGAGGCGTATCCCCCAAGCTTTAAGAGACTGAGAGCCTATTAGTTTCTTAGGGAAATTCTCCCGTTTAAAATCACTATCACCAATGTCAGGGAATAATATTTTAGCCATCAACATAGTGTCTATAACTTTATGAATAGATATCCCGAACAACTTATGAAGAGCGGGAACATCAAAACCAATACCGTTATGGAAGACAACATACTCCGCTTGTTTAAGCATCGAGATACCCTCGGCTATGTTTTGTTTATGTGTATTAAACTCGTAAAGTTCTCTTGTCTCTGCATCCAAAATAGACATACAGTGCATGGTATCAAGACCTAATTGAGTTGACCACATGGTAAGCCCATTGTGTTTCCCAATCGCGTTAGTTTCTATGTCGGCTACTAGTAGTTTGTATTTCATAATTTTTCTATTCATGGTTGCTAAAATCTCCCTTAAAAGATGTCTCACTAAGTACCCCATCATCGGGATTGTACTTGAGGTAAGTGGCGATACCTGTTTCCCCTGAGAATCTATTTTTTAAAACTGTGACCGTGGTTGTGTGTTTATCTTCATCTGATTGTAGATTCCTACTCAATCCAATCACTTGATCTGCAAGCTGACTGAGCGATGCCGATCCGCGTAGTGCTGATAAGTTAGGAGCTAACCCATCTTCAAATCCTCGGTTGCCCTCGGGTCTTTTAAGGTGGCTGACCAGTATAAGAGAGAACTTAGATTCTTCAACTAAAGCTCTAAGTTTAGTCATCAAGATGTCGATGCTTTTCCTCTCCGAAGTTTCACCCTCCGCCATTCCCGAAACTACTATAGAAATATGGTCAAGCACCAGATGGGTTACGCCTTCCGCTTGCACCATGAACCTAATATGAGAAAGAAGCTCATCAGTATTCATCGAACCCCAATGGTCATACAGAAAAAATCTACCAGACCCGATAGTCTTCTGGTAACCCTCGGTAAATTCTTCGTCCACTTCAAAAGGTTCGAGATGTAACTGTTTCTTTAATTCAATACCGAGGATACCTTGACCAGATCTTTCGATACTTTCTTCTAAAGCTATGTACCCTACCTTGCACTCGGTAGTTGTCAGGATATGATGGGCAATCTGCCGACAAACTTGGGACTTACCAACACCGCTTCCCGCACAAAACAAACTAATTTCTCCCGTCCTGATTCCTCGGGTCATTTTTGTAAGACCTTCAAAGGGATAAGGAATACTATCTTCATTCGGTTTAGCTCGGGAGATCCTATCAAACAATTCAGTGCCGTTTATGATTGCCGAGGGTGACCACTTCTTAGCGTCCCACATCGCCTTAATAACCTCTTGCCCCTTACCCTTCATAAGCATCTCGTTGGCATCCTTCTCGGATAACCGAGCGATGTAAGCTTTACCTTGGGGAATTATCGAGACAACTTCTTCAACCGCTTTCCTGCCATGCTCATCCTCGTCAAACATAAGGATAATTTTCTCAAAGTTATCGAGCCACTTTAAATTCTTTCTAAATACATTCTTCGCTGACTGACAGCCATTTGGCAGGGAAACTGTTGGGTATTTATTACCACCTAATTGTGAAACTGTTAGGCAATCTAGCTCGCCTTCTGTACAAACGAGCATCCTTCCTCCGTTAACAAAAAGATGTTGCCCGAAAAATCTATCGGTAACTTTTCCTTTTATTATAAACTTCTTGTCTTCTCCTCGTATCTTCTGGCCGACAATATTCCCATCGTCATCTTTAAAGTTCGCTATGTGTACCTCGTTGCCAGAGTTGTCCTCACCAATATGATACGAGAACTTCCTGCATGTATCCGAGTGTAATCCCCGATCACTTATAGGCTCGGGATAACCTCCAAAATAATCGGAAAAATCTTTAGGTGATGATGACGATAAGGGAATAGGAGTGTCCATAGGGTCACCACCATCAATAGGATCATGTTGAATAGTCTTTCTACACGAGAAACAATACGAGTGATTGTCATCATAGTACGCTTTGCCATCCGAGGAACCGCAATGGTCACAAGGTTGATCTGATTTTATAGTATTGCTGTTGCCCATTCGTTAGGTATCTTCTTATGGCACCACATAAAACCGTTATTATCACACCAGTTGGCGTATGTAGTGTTGCTGTTTTTGTTAAGTCTTTGGTGTGCGTTCATAAACAAGAATCTTATATGGTAAAGATCTCCATGCTGTTGTTGGATGAGACGATGCTTAGTCCTATCACTCGGTTTAAAAAATCCTTTAGCTTCAATTATGACACCGTTAGGAAATATAAAGTCGGGTGTGTAAGTACAAAACTTCTGATACTTAATCCGCATCGTCTCGTATTCGAAGTCTACCCCCTCCCGCTTTAGGGAGAGGGCAGTATCTCTTTCGAACTTGGACCTAAAACGGGACACTCGAGGAACTACTCTTTTCTTCGCCTGTCTCATTGTTGAACTCTAATGATTCACCTACAAATCCTCCTTCGACTTTTCCGAATCCCATCGATTCCGCGTTGCCTCCTCCCGCTCCCGAATACTCCACTAACTCGACAACTTGGGCAGCACGTAATCGCAGGGTATAGCCGAAGCCAATACTCGGAACATACCAAGGCGCAAACTCTACGCTGAGTCGTAGTTTACTTCCGCTCCCTATGTTTGTGTCACTTGGTAATTTGTTTCCCTCGGAATCATACATAGCCACATTAAATTCGAGGACACCTTTAGATGTATTCTTTTTTGCGGGCTGTTTACTGTAGATTTCAAAGTCACCTTCTTCGGTAATACGAATAGGTAATGTCTGCATTTTTTTAAGCTTATTCTTACCTTGTTTAGTAAGCTCCGCTTGGTATGCTGACTCTGCTAACTCCTCGACCTGCGAAGAAAACTTATTAAAGTCTTCCTCAGACACATGAAGCTTACAACTATAAACCCCCATCTCATCAAACTTGAAATCGGGTTGATTTATTTTAGGAAATACAGCCTTTCCTAGTGGCGTTACAATTACTTTTTTCATTTATCTTTATCTCGTTTTATTATTTATTATTTGTCTTTAAGTTTTCCGTTTTAGGAAAAGAAGTACGGACTATCTCTAATTTGCGAGATGTCGGCTGAACCATACTCAGGTGGCTCGGGAAATTCTAGGTCAGGGTTCTGTTTTTTTATCTGACTTAACCAGTCTCTTAGGTAATCTTCGCTAAACATTTTAACAGCTTCATCACGGATGACTTCATTAAGTATCGGTATGTTTTTACAGTGCGTCCCATACGAATCATGGATCATAGAGAAGTCATAGATACCTTTATCGTTAGCACTGTTAACTGTTTTGTGTAGTAAAGTACCATCAAGGGAGTGAACAAGATTTGGGGATACACCTTGAGATTGTTTAATGGGACTAATTTCTTCCATGCTTTCCCCAAACCTTACCCATAAAGCTTCGCCACTTATATTAGTAGTTACCCGAGAAGTCTTAATCTTTCGGTAGTCCTGCTTAACAACAAAGCCCGAGGGCGTAACCCACTGAATATGTCTTTTGTTTTTACTAAGAATCTTTGAGACTTTTTGTAACCACTCCATGCACTGTTTAGGTAAATCGAGAACCTCTTCAATAGCATTCCAAACAACTACAGATAAGTAGTGAACAGCTTTATAAAACTCCTTATCACAGAAGGGACTCGGGCAATCATCAGCGTGTATCTTTTTCTCGAACCAATCGAGTATATATTGACGGCACGAGTACATCGTTAACCCATAACTCCACGTCATGCACGGCCGTTTTAGCGTATCTCGATTAATACCATAGTCCAACCAAGCTTGTGCAAACGGGTGGTTTTCTCGGGCATCCTTTTTCATAGATGCTTCCGCTCTTACCCGAGCCACATTATAAATATCAGCTACCCCACCTGTTGGTATTACGTTAGTAGCCTTACAACCATATTCACACCGAGTCAGGATCGAGAGGATTTGTAGACCGTTGTTAGTGGCATCAACATTTATAGGAATCCTTGTACGTAATCTCTCGAACCCACTATCAGCAAAAGACTTCCACTCAAAACAAAATGCTATAAATTGCCAAGGTGAATCCGCATCAATCCACTCGGTAAACGAGGTAGGATCGGTTGCTATTTTACAAATCCATTCGGTGTTATCATAGGTCCACTTAACTCTTTCATCGAGGGTAACTTTATCAAATCCCCAAGTGTTAGCCCCGTGAATTGCAAGCCACTTTGCCTCCTCCTTACCTTTTACCCTAACATCCCGATAAAACTCGAGTAACCCCCGACAAAGATCTGGACCTTGGGTGTGTAGAAACGAATTAATAGGGTATGCTCTTCCTCTAAAGTCAAAGTTCTGAGGAGCAAAGAATCTGTACCCTCGAAACCTCTCAGCTAG